AATAAGTGTTTTTCTTCGTTCATGTTAAAACCTCCGGCCATTACGTGGCTAATCGAAATTAATAGGTTACGCCCATCAGTCGAAACAGCTTTCTCTTTAACGCCTGTAAGCAGTAAGAAGGCAAATAAAAAAAGCCTAACTTTTGCTAGAACTTTTTGTCTTTATAAGCAGGTGCAGTACTACACCGACACCAGTTGTGAATAGGACTTGCATTGATTCCTGGGCTCATTTCAGAAACCTTATGTGGATTTGCACTTGCTATTCCTACACAAATAGGACAAGCGCTTGGTTCTACAATCAGGTTGTATTCTTCATACCCATATTTTTCGTAGCTTTGCTTTTGTACTTCGCTTTGTATTCTTGCGGATTCACTAATCATTAGCCGACGTGCGACATAATCAGCCGTTTCCTTTCCTCGCAAGCTATCAATCACAACTAATTTACGTAATTCCCTAGCTAGAACATCTGGATGTTTGCCTGCTGATAGTCCAACTGTTAACAAGCGATCGATACTCGCTTTTAAAACATCCTGATTCACCCACAAGCGTTGCGAAAATGTCGCGTTATGAAACGACCCCTCAATAATCGCTTTAGCAAACAATCGATAAGTTTCTTCGGAAAGAATGGACTCGCCTAATATCCCCGCTTGCCGTACAAACTCAGCTACAGCTTCCTCTGTTAACATCGCTGTAAAATAGGTCTGTAGCTGATTGGTGTTATCTGTTAAATACAAACCTATTTTCGATTTTAAAAGCTCTAAACGATTAACCTTCATCGTTAAATTGTATAACCTTAATTGCTCGTTAGCTTCTTTTGAAAAATCTCTTGTTTGTACATAACGTTTCGCTTTTTCCGCGAAAATTTGCACGTCGTGTTTACTTACACGTCGTTTCGCTTCATCAATGCTAATCTTCTCTTTCCCTGCATAAGCAACGTAAAACTGTTGAATTTCTGCTTCTATCGTTTCCCACAGCTTTAAATATCGTCGGTGAATTTCTTGTTCGTAATTCACATGTCGCTTTAGCATTTCTTCGATGTGTTTTGCTTCTCGTTCCGCCCAATAATTACTCATGTTCTTCGGTCACTTCTTCCGTAGTTTGAGTAAATTTACCAAAATCAACTTGTGGATTTAAACGTTCTTCGGTTTCTTCGTCCTTTATACGTTCCATTTCTTGGGTCACGTCAGAAACAATCGATAATACGCCTAATTGCGTTTCTCTTGAAACAATCCCTTCAAGTTTTTGTGCAGTTTCCGCTTCGTCTTTAATATTGCGCGGAATATTAAAGTCAAAAGTGTATTCTAAATTAAACCATTCTTTCGCTTTATTAGCAGGTACATTCGTAGGCAATGAAAAAATCATTTTGTACATTTGCGCATATGCTTTTTTAAACTTCCTAGCTTTTGCTTGTGCGAGGTTTCTAGGATTTTGCATTTTAAATTCTAGCGAAATACCTGAAGCGTTATTACTAAAACTTTCATCGTTTGCATTATAAGTCATAGACATTTGATAGATTAATCGTTCTAATCGGTCTAACAGATTTTCTTGTGTTGTATCCGAACTAGGTTTATCTAAAAAATCAATGTCTACTGTTTCACCTTCAGATAAAGGAGTGGCACTATTAATCACTCGGTTATCTCGTAAATAAGCAGCGACGTTTTCGTCAGCTAAATCTACTCCTATCATTTTCAGGTAAGCGTCCGCAAAATAACTCACATCATTTGCTTTTTCTGATAGAGCTTCGTTGTAATTATTAATCAGCGACCACACAGACTCAATACGTCCTTGTCGTTCGTCATTTTCCATAAACTCAATCATAGGCACTTCACCGTACGGATTAGCGATTGCCTCTTTTCCACCTAATAAATAAGACAAGGCTTTCTGAAAAACGGTTGGTCCTCTCTTAGTTTCCAATCGTTTAGAAGTCTTGTCTTGTGTAAAAATAAACGTTTCTGTGCTATTTTGTGGATAAACAGTTGCCGTTAGCTCGTCCTTTGTCATTTTGTTGTAAAGAACCGCAAACATAGGTGCTTTCAATAAATCATCTGCGTAAACAATGAATCCTTGCGTAGGTTTTAAATAAGTCACGCACGTTTCTGCTTCTTCGTTTTGATATAAAAGCTTATAAGCATGCCCATAAATAGCAGTTAGCTTAGAAAGCTCTGCATCGTTGTCTTCTTCCTCATTTCGTTTACGGAAATTTTGAACAAATTCTTTTACCTCACCATCTGGATGAGTAATCTTTGTTGGTTTACCGTTAAAGAAAGCTGCAGAACTATCTACAACATAACGGGCAAAGTTGACTGCAATTCGATGGTCAGGCTTTCCAATTCCTTTATTTTTTTGATAATAAATATCATGTTGACCGTTGTAGAGCTTTTCTAATTCTTCGTAAAACCCAATTAATTTCCGATGCTTATTAATGTATTTATCCACCAAGCGTTCGTCAATCTTTGCGTTTTTATCACAATAAAAGACACGATTTCCTAAAAGGTCAACGAATTCACGTATTTTACTTTCAGTATTTGGTCTACTTACTTTTTCTGTCATTAAATAACCCCCTTCACGCTCTGTAGCTTAATTCCTCGTACTTTTTTACTACGATGTTCTACTGCGTATCGTAAAGCATCTATCACGTGATTATAGCTATCAATAGGTTCATTGGTGTACTCCCCTGTTTTCTTGTCTTTAGCCCATGTGTAGTTTTCTAATTCCTCAATCAGTTTTACGCAACGATCGTCTACGATTAGCTCATATTGCAATAAAAAAGAAAGCCCCTGTCGTATTGAATCAGGGCCTTTCTTAGCTGCACGTATTCTAGTAATTCCGTTCTTCTTGATTTCTGCAATAGATTTCTTTTCAGCTGAATCTGCAGTGATAACTTCTTTTGCATAGCCTAAATCTTTAATAACCGTTGAGATTTCATCATTCAGCAAGCCTTTTTTGACGTATTCTTCAAGAACATAAATACGTTTGTTCTTCTCGTCTACCTTTGCATGCACAAAAGCGGAAGGGTCGTTTACATA